TTACCCTGTCTTTTTCCGTCACTCTGCTATTGCTCAGCCTTGGCTGGTGGTGGCTGGTTTTCGGCAATGTTGTCGAAAACGGCTACATCACAACAGCACAGGCCGCGACATGCCTTGCAGCCGAAACGGACCTTTGCCGTCTCGCACAGGCTCTCTGTAGCAACGAACATTTCTTCGAAATCCGCTGGTACGCCCCTGAAACCCTCTGGGCATCGGCAGCCCTGCTGCTCGTTGCTTTGGCCCAGACATCCTTTCGACCAAACACACCATAATCAGACCTGTTTCCCAACCCGTTTCAAGGAGGAATATGATGACCATTCAACAATCCACCGATGAAATTCTGCAATCTGTCCAGCAACAGCCGGCTGGCACAGCAACATTCAAAAGCGTTCATCCGGAAACACAGGCCATTCACGGTGGCAGCTTCCGTTTTGACCCGACAACAGGAGCCGTCGCGGTACCGATTTACCAGACCACATCCTTCCAGCTTCCCGGCACCGACGGCGCTGACAAGCTGTTTGCGCTGGAAGCACCGGGCCATCTCTATACCCGTGTCTCCAACCCCACACAGGACGCCTTCGAGCAGCGCCTGGCAGAGCTGGAAGGTGGTGCGGCCGCACTTGCAGTTTCCTCAGGCCAGGCAGCCTCTGCTTTCGCCATTCTCAACCTTGCTCGATCAGGAGACAACATCGTCAGCGCAGCCGGTCTTTACGGCGGCACATGGGCGCTATTTGCCGCCACACTGAAAAACTTCGGCATTGAGACACGCTTTGTCGATGGCAATGACCCCGAAGCCTTTGCCCGGGCAACCGATGACCGCACACGCGCCTATTACGCAGAATCGCTACCCAATCCCAAGCTGGAAGTGTTTCCCATTGGCGAGGTTGCAGCGATCGGTCGCAAGCTCGGCATTCCGCTGATCATCGACAATACAGCCGCACCACTCACCATCAAACCGCTGGAGCACGGCGCTGCCATCGTTGTCTATTCCGCAACCAAATATATTGGTGGCCATGGCACATCGATTGGCGGCGCGATCGTTGACGGTGGCAATTTCCCTTGGGCGGATCTGGCGGATCGCCACCCGCAACTGAATGAACCTGACCCAAGCTACCAGGGCAAGACATGGATCGAAAAGGCAGATGCCATCAGCTTCTTCCCATATATCCTGCGGGCGCGCGCCGTTCTGCTGCGTGACATCGGTGCGGCGATCAGCCCGCAAAATGTCTTTCAACTTATTCAGGGGCTTGAGACGCTGCCACTGCGCCTGCGTCAGCATAATGAAAACGCTATCAAGGTGGCTGAGTTTCTGCAAAAACACCCGAAGGTGTCCAACGTCATCTTCCCGAAATTCCAGACGGGCAAAGCAGCCGAACGCGCCAAGACCTATCTGAAAAATGGTGCCTATGGCGCACTTGTTGGCTTCGAGCTGAAATCAGGCCGCGACGCCGGCCGACGTTTCATCGACTCGCTGCAACTCTTTTATCATCTCGCCAATATTGGTGATGCACGCTCACTGGCCATCCATCCGTCAACGACAACCCACTCACAGCTGTCGGTGGAAGATCAACTTAAAAGCGGCGTGACACCGGGCTATGTGCGCCTTTCGATTGGTCTGGAACATCCCGACGATCTGATTGCTGACCTGACACAGGCACTGGAAAACGCGTAACCACGCGTTTCATGTCTTTGGACAATTCAAACGAACTTAAGGCCTCGTACGAAAACTACGGGGCCTTTTTGCTGTTCTGGAAATAAGTGAATCTCTGCCTGACAAAACGCGGTGCGGCGGATGTAGTTTGACACCGGTAACCGGAATATCTGGGAATATCTGGGAAATGACGGGAATTGGTGAAAAAGCCTTGTAAATCATGGGCTTTCGAGATGTCTGGCGAAAAGACAAATAAACAGTTTTTGACACGACGTCATCGGCAAAATTCGCTGCGGCGCAGAATCCGCGAAAATCCAACCGCCACTTTAAGAGACGTTCAAAAAACGACCTAGGCGCCTTTTAAGACCCTTCAAAGCCCAGAAAGTAGGGCTTTATTAAAAACTGCCTTTCGGTCGGCCCTGCAGAACAGAAGACTGTTCAAGCTTGTTTTTCCAATTTCAACATGCAACAGCGTTGCAAGTTCACCTATGATGTAATTTTGTTGTGTAAAAACAATAACTAAGGCGAAAAAGCCGCCTGTGCGAAGATGCAAGGCGACTTTTTTGTTACCTCACTAGGCCTAAACGTGATGGACGCTGTGTGAGGCTGGTTCTCCAGTCGCCCTTAAAATCGAACGCAGGTGCCTCAACGGGTACTGAAAACCAGAAGTCTGTGAATGCGGCAACGTCTGGTTCGCAGAACCAGTGCGCTTCACCGTTTGCGTCGAGTGCCCACCATCGAGCACTCTTTGGTGCAACATCCCAATCAACATTCACCATCTTCTGTCTCCGACCAACGAAAGGAACAACAACGAACTTATCAGCCTGTGCCAAAACCCATTACCTCACACCCGGCTCAACCAATGTTCTTATTTTGTTCCATTCCTCGATAGAGTCAATGTTTACGTCGCGTTGCGATTACTCAGTCCCCTGCTACGAGACCGTAGCGTATTCGTGGGAAATGATTGTGCTCTAGACCACCCATGTAAATTGCGGTTATCGCCTCGACAAATCCTCGCTCGTCGCGGCGGTGAAAGGTAATTTCGTGAAGTTGCCGATAGTCAATTATTATACAGGGGACTTCTGTGGCGTTTGACAACTCAAGTAGCGGTTGACTGTATTTAACCTGCTCACCATCGAAGAGCTCTTTCACAACGACAATGCCCCATAAACGGGGTCCCTCTGTGCTGATTTTGTGGCAGAGGTCCTTAGTCAGAAGTTGCAGAAAGCGATTTCTCTTCCAGTAACTTATCGCTCCTCCCAATTGAGCGACTGCCTTTTGCATCTGAGACAGGCTTTTGGATTTTTTGCGGGCAATCTTTGTGTCCAGCGATGCTTTAGTGTTGGGGCTGTCCTTCGCCGAAATAAGAAAGTGATTATCTTTGGTGGTGATGAGTATGTCTACGTACTCTTTACCGTCATCGCTCCGAGTTGGACCATGGAAAATGCATTTGCCTGGAAATGCCCGGCGCAAATGACCGATGATGTCTACTTCTTGCAGGGAACCCGGTTCGGGTCGCTCCAGCACGGACATTTTCGCCAAAGTGATCATTCACCTCAGGTCGATAATCGATGACAGCAAAATCCTCTGGGTAAAGTGGCGTCCCTAGATTAATTCTCAATGCAGCCGCGTCGTCGCTCGGCAACCTGACCGAGAACCACTTTACGAGATCTCCCATCTGCTGACGTAACGTGCCAAGATCGGTCGGAGGAAAATCTGCTAATCTGACCGCATTCTCCATTGTCTTATGAGACGGATTGGTTGCCTCATAACCTAACAACTCCCGGTCTTGATCATCGAAAAAGTAGACATTGAAAGTCTTTTTGGAAAGTAGCTCCGTGATGTCATCAGTAAACACGTCGCCAGCGGATAGCGGAGAGAAGAGGCATAGCGGCTCATCCTCATCATCGAAAAAGGCGGTTACCAGCCCGAACGCATCGCGACCTAAAAAAGTCGTTGGTGCCAAGTAAACTCGGAACTCTCTTCTCACCCGCACGGTAAGAATGTTTTCTTTCATCAGTTTTAGAATGAGGCACAACGAACCATCCTGCTGTCGCAAGGGATAAAACCCGCCTGGAAAGTCCTTTAAAAAGGCACGAACTTCAGGCTGCAAGATAGTGAGCACGGTTGCCTCTAAGCTTTTCTAAGTAGAGTGAGCACTTGGCCAATCACTGATAGATCATCTGCAATATCCTCACCGATATACTCAGCGGGATAACCATTTTGCTCATTGTCTGACCGCAACTCAAGCGAGCCATCCATACGCCAATAAGCCCTTTTCACCTTAATGCCAGGACCAACACGAAAAACGAAAACCTCATCGTCAGCGATGCTCGTTTTGCTCTGATCCACGATCATGAAAGCGCCATCTGGAATTGTCGGCAACATGCTTTCGCCCTTGGCTTCAAGCATGATGCAGCTTTCAGGCTTTGCACCGATACTGCGCAGGAAAGCTCGACTAAACGCAACAGTGTTTTTTGCCCTGTCTTCCCGCGGGATTAGACCTGTGCCGGCCGCGGCTTGAACGTCGTAGAGCGGAATTTCCACCATGTCGACGCCTTCAGTCACCGTGGCGGATTCGGAGAACATGTCGCCCTCACCCGTGATTATCCATAGGACGTTGGCACCGAAGTTATGGCGGTAAGCATCGAGCACCGACGCAGTCGGCTCCGATTCACCCTTTTCATAGTTCCCCAGCGTGGTCTTGCTGACGCCAAGCTGTGCCGCAAACACATCCCTCTCAGGATCGCCAAGTCTTCTCCGCAGTTCGCGAAGACGCACTCCAAGCGGTGTTTTCGACGGAATTTCCGGACGAGCCAATAAACCACCAAATAAATCATTTTTCCGATTTACAAAATCAGAATTCTGATTTATTCCTTTCTGTGTTCGCAGAATTCAACACCCCAAAAAAGGAGGCCGGACAGGGCCTCCCTTCTCGAAGGAATCCTTTATGCACCGTGTCTCTGACGGCGGCAAGTCTAGCCGTGCCGAACGCGATCGGCTGGAAGAAATTGCCCGCATTAAGTCCCAGCTTTTCGTGGCCGAGATCAAGCTTGCCGATATCGATAAGAAATATGGCCTTCCCACAGGTACGGCCGGTAACTCGCTCTACGAGCCACATGTGGCTGGTGAGCGTGCGATCGCAGCGGCTTTAAATACTCGCCCGCATCTTCTCTGGTTCTCCCGTTACACACCCGATGGTTCCCGCCGCACTCCACAGCCTGCCGTCAACTACCGCAACGGTCGCCGAGAGGCTGCTGCGGCATGAAGCGTGGAACAGGTCGGGATTGCTGCTCTAGCCTACCGCACAATGAGTGCAAGGCGATCAATCGCCCCGGCTGTCAGTCCCAATCTCACGACCGTTCCACACCCCAACAATCGCCCATCAGCAGACGCCGCACAATGACGAAACCGCATGCCAAATTCGACAGAAATCCTTTCATCCCGGCGCAATCGAATGTGTGCCGGATGGCTGACAAGCTGATGATGTTCAGTGTCGCGTTCTTCGGCTTGTCAGCCGCCATTATCGCCTTCATCAAACAACTTGGAGCAGTATCATGACCGCAGTCCGCAATCATGTCGCCGTGCCTTTCTTTGACCGCGTTCCACTACGCGCAAAATCGTTGGTTTTAGTCGCCTTCGACAACATTCTTGAACGCGCATTCTCGCAGCGCGAGGCACTTCATCACCTTTCTAACGCTCTAAGAGAGATCAACGTCGAAGGACCCACATCAACCGAGTTTGGCAACTGGTACAACCGTGTAGCCAACGGCCTGATTGACCGTCCGCATCCATCGGAAGTCATTCCGTTTACGGCAGTTCCCACTGAGAAAAGTGCGCCCGAAACTGTTTGCTTTGAGCGCGATCTTGTCCGCGAAGCTACAAACGCACAAAGCCTGAAAATGGCTCGTGAAATAGTCCTGGCTGCACACGTTTTGAACGAAGCAAAGATTGCTGCAGGTTACAGCCCCGCCTCTATCATTCTGGACGACACCATTGTCCAGCAGGCGCTGATCGAGCTTCTGGAAGCCGAGGTGACAAATTCAGTCATGGACGCCGATGTGCACATGACGACCGGCAACAAATTGGTTGATCTATTGCTTGGCGAAGACAGCCCAGAGGTCGACGGCAAAGTAGTTGATTGCCTTACCATGGATATGCAGCCCGAGCTGTGCCGTATTCTCAGCCGCACCCGCGAAAACCCGACACCCTGATTTCCGAGATCGGTGCTCTGTCCCCCAGAGCAACGACAGATGCCGGGCGGCCTATCCCCAACCCCACCGCCCGGCATCGATCCGCAGCATTGCCGTCGCCACGCAACAAAACAGAGGTTTCGATGGTCAACCCTTACTCCGAAGAAGAACGCCTGCAGGCGATGGTAGCAGCCAGCTATCGCGCCAGCAGAGCGCACTTTAATCACCTGCCAATTCGCCACATCATCGCGCCGCCTGCCGACATGTTCGATGCGAAGCTCGCACGTCAGATCGCGATCTATGTACTGAACATCAATTTTAACATTGCGCGTCGCCGTTTGGTTGTTCACCTGGGCGTCGCCCGGTGGACCGTTATGCAAGCAGTTCGCACCGTTGACCAACGTCGTCACGAACCACTCTTTGACGCCGCCTACGAACGAATTGCGACACGCGCCAAAGACACCTTCATGGACGAAATGCTGCAGGCCGCAGAGCGAGGCGTCGCTTAATGGCCGACTTCATGCGCGTTGCAATATCTGAAATCCATGTCGGTGAGCGCCTGCGCCCAATCGACATGGACTATGCCGAGGGCATTGCGGCTTCAATGTCCGCACAAGGACAAATCAGTCCAATTATGATCCGTCGCACGCCTGCCAAGAAAGGTACACCGTTCACCTTGGTAGCTGGCGGTTACCGTACCACGGCAGCTGCATTGCTTGGATGGACAGAAATCGACGCCATTGTTGTGAAAGCAGATGCAGTCGATGCACAGTTACTTGAGATATGCGAGAACCTCTATCGCAACGAGTTGAACCCGCTCGATCGCGCAATCTTCGTTATGAAGTATCGCGAATTGTGGGAGGAAAAGCACGGCAAGATCAGCCGAGGCGGCGACCAGAAATCAAACCGTCACGATGAAGGTTTGATCTTCACAAACGGTCGTGAAGTCGCTGAACGAGTGAAAGAACGCTTTGGCTTTGGTCAAAGCACCTATGAACGAACGGTCCGCATCGGGCAGAACCTTGACCCGGTACTAAAGTTTGCCGTGCGAGGCACCACTGCCGAAAACGACCAGTCGCAATTGCTGCAGCTCGCAAAGTTGCCGCGTGAAGATCAGGTCAAAGTCGCGGCCGCATTGAAGCACGAACCCGATGTGAAGAAGGTTCTGGCCTTCACTAAACCGGCACCGGTGAGCGCTGCCGCCCCATCACAATCCATCATCCTAACCAAACTGATCGCAGCCTGGGACGAGGCCAGCGACGAAACACGCGACGGCTTCCTTGAACATATCGGCATGTCCAGCATGCCCGATCCGGTCATGGCCGCCATCCGCGAGGAGGCAGCATGAAAAACGATCCGTCACAAATGGACTTCTTCAGGCAGGCGTTGTTCCCGGTGCGCTCTGCATCGGAACGCCTCGACATCGACCGGTTCCGTTCGAACCTGAAACGCCAGATGGGCCGTGCCATCAAAGAAAGCCAGTACGACCGCGATACAATTGCGGCACGCATGGCTCATTACCTTGGCCTGGACAAGGTCTCAAAGTCCGCTCTCGACAGCTACACGGCCGAAAGCAAGGTCAACCACGATGTCAGCCTACCAAGGTTCAAGGCGTTCGTCCGCGCAACTGGCGCGGTCTGGCTTTGGGACGTCGTCGTTTCTGACGATGGCCTGCTGCTGCTCGAAGGTGATGAGGCCCGCTTGGCCGAGATCGCACGCATTCGCCAGGAACAGAAGCAGCTCGCACAGGAGCTCAAGCTCCTGCAGGCGACACCAGTCAATATTCGCCGGGTGCCACGTAAATGAAAAAAGAATGGTTCACATCCGCTGAGTTGGTCGCGGCCGTCCTGCCTGGTCTCCCAGGCTCACGCCAAGGGCTGGAGCAATTTATTGCTCGGTCCGGCGTTCGATCGACGGCAAATGCCCGACAGAAATCCGGCCAGGGCGGCGGATATGAATACCATTATTCGTTTTTGCCAGCGACAGCACAGGCAAAGCTCGTTTTCCTCAACACGGAAGTGTCTACAGATCGACGTCCAACGAAGCTTTCAAAGAGGCTTTGGGACCGATTTGAAGCACTTTCAGATGCCCATAAAGCTATCTGCAAAACCCGTTTCGACGTCCTGACCGAGGCAGAAGAACTTCGCGCATCTGGCATCAGCATGGTGAAAGCCGTTGGCCACGTTACGCGCAGAGCCGACATTGCACCTGCCACGTTTTACGAATGGCGAAAGATGGTTGAAGGTCACTCCCGTCAGGACTGGCTTGCCGCCCTCGCCCCATCCTTCGCTGGCACCAATGGTGAAGTCGCTGAGTTGGCCCCTTGCCACCCTGAAGCGTGGAAAATCCTCAAGTCTGATTTCCTACGCCCCGAAAAGCCATCTTTCAGCGCGTGCTATCGCCGAATGGAGTTGGTTGCCAAGGATCAGAAGCTTGCGCCGATCCCATCTGAGCGTTCTCTACGCCGTCGCCTTGACGCCGAAGTTCCGAAGGCGGCGCAAATCATTGCACGCGAAGGCAAGGACAAGGCCAAGCAGCTTTTCCCGGCCCAGAAACGCACCGTTGCCGGTCTTCACGCCATGGAAATCGTCAATACCGACGGTCACCAGCTCGACTTGTTTGTGAAAGCACCCTGGGCGGAAACACCAGTTCGTGTGATCCTGATCGGTATTCAGGATGTCTATTCCCGCAAGGTGCTGTCCTGGACACTCTCGGAAGCAGAGACATGGGAAGCAGTTCGCACATGCATCGGCTCTATGATCGAGAACCACGATGGCATGCTGCCGTACCATATCTACATGGACAACGGCCGTGCATTTGCAGGCAAGATGATTTCCGGTGGAGCCAAGACCCGGCACCGTTTCAAGGTCAATGAAGATGATGTTGCAGGTCTTCTCAAGACACTCGATATCGAACCACACTTCGTAAAGCCTCGGTCCGGTCAGTCAAAGCCGATCGAACGCGCCTGGCGTGATCTGGCAGAGGAAATCTCTAAGCACCCCTCGATGTCAGGTTGCTACACCGGCAACAAGCCGGAAGCCAAGCCGGAAAACTATGGCGCAAGTGCCGTGCCGTTGGAAAAGCTTCAGCAGCACGTTGCCCAGTGCGTTGACGAGCATAACCACCGCCTGAAGCGGACAACCGAAACCGCACATGGCCGCAGTTTCTCGCAGACATTTGACGCATCGGTTGCAGAGCCTTCGACCATCATTCGGTATGCCAGCATGGCGCAACGTTCGCTCTGGATGCTCTCGGCCGTCGCGGTCACAGCACGCAAGCCAGACGGTGCAATACACTTGCACGGCAACCGTTACTGGAACGCCGTATTGAACGAATGGATCGGCAGAAAGCTGACCGTTCGTTTCGATCCAGCGGACCTGCATAGGCCGGTCAAAGTCTATGATCCCGAAGGCCGGTTCCTTTGCGACGCCGATTGCCTCGCCAAAACCGGCTTTGCCGACACTGGTGCAGCACGTCGCCAGGAGAAGGCCCGCAAGACCCACGTCAAGAACCTTCAGGCGGTGGCCAAGAGCAATGCGGCGCTCTCACCGATGCAGCTTGGCGAGATCATGGAAAAAGGACGCAAAGCAGAGGCGGCAAAGCGTCCACAGACACCAGTTCGTTCCGTCGTCACCCGGCTTGTCACCGGCAACTTGGCTCATGCGCCAGTTGAAACAGTGGATGACGATCATTTCGAAGACAAATTTGCGCGTGGACTTGCCCGATTGGCAGGCGGCGAAAGCGCAATCATCCAATTCCCCACAGGGAATACCGAGGCAGGCACAAAGCCTGCCCGCAAGAGAAGAGCCGATAAGTCGTGAGTACGGTTCCGGTCCAGCAGGGCGAAAAAAAGAGCGAGCCAAAAAGGCTCGCCGCACAAATGAACAAAGGAACCTTTAAATGAAGAAACCAACCAACACAACAAGCGCGTGGGAGCAGTCAAGACCCACAATCGAATTCACAGCTAAACATCCTGCTTCTGAAATCGACGCTTGGCGTAATCTTGCAACCCGAACCGCAGATGCAGCCACCGAACATGGCTGGACCAAAGCCGAGGTGTCGCGTCGGACAGGCGTCGCAGAGGGGACATTTTCCCCGTGGTTCAGCGGCAAATATCTGGGCGTATTGGCAAACATCAACCTGCAGATCGCTAACTGGCTCGAAGCGCTCGATGCCAGTCAGAACATGGCCGCGATTATGCCTGTGTCGCCACCATTCCAAAAGACATCGGTTGGAACGGACGTTTACAACGCTCTTCTGTTCGCCCAGGTGACAGCCGGTTTCGTCCGCGTAACATTGCCTGCAGGTTCAGGAAAGACAACTGCCGCTCGGCACTTCCAGTCCGTACGACCTCATGTGTTTATGGCCACTCTTAGCCCAAGCACTAAGACGGTTCACGGCATGCTCGTGGAACTATGTGCGGCGCTCGAAATTCACGAACACAACCCCGCGAAATTTGTTCGCTCGATTGGCGCGAAACTCAAGCGGGTCGGCGAAGGATCGCTGCTCATCATTGACGAAGCACAGAATGCAGTCCCCGATGCTATCAATCAGCTCCGCCACTTTGTTGACAATGACCAGTGCGGCGTTGCCCTGCTTGGTAACGAAGATACAGCGACCGCTTTCGTCAAAGACCTTGGAAGATCAGTCGCAAGCCGTGCGCAGGTTCTGTCTCGATTTGACCGACAGGTTCGCAGCTCACGCTACCCGGTGGCTGATGCTGAATTGTTGATCAAGGCATGGCGCGTAGAGCAAGAGGATTGTGCTCGTTTTCTACTCGGTATTGCCAGCAAGCCCGGCGCATTGCGTCAGATTGATCGCACCATGAAGGCCGCATCCATGCTGGCCATCGGCGACGGTGAAGAAGGCGTCACGCTCGCGCACCTTCAAGCGGCTTGGAAAAGCCGTGACATGGGTGACAGCCTATGAGCGCAGCAAACACTTCTCTCAAGTTTCATCTGGAACGCCTCACCCGCGTTTTCCACCGGGCCGAGAAGTTAAACGACAACGAGTCCCTGGAACTGGACGCCCTCTCGGCGCGCACCATCCTGCAGACCCTGCGCGTCCTCACCAAACAGGCCGGGAACCTCGAACTTGAGTTGTCCCTGCTTCGCGACAGTGAAGCGGGAAAGCTCTTGGCATCAACAGCTGAAGCTATGGCCACCGGTGAATTGGCCGGGCTGCTGGACATCGCTGACAGCAACATCATCCGCCCTGACTTTGGAGGTAAAACGAAATGAGCAAAATGGTCACTACCGTTTCCGATCAGCTCCAGTTTCTGCAGGGCTTGGTTGGCGACAAAGTCATCAATGACGGCCAAGTGCATATGGACCCGATCCAGAGCAAAGTTTTCCTCCACCGGATATCAAAGGCGTTGGAAGCCGCACGGTTCTTGGAAAACGCATATTCCCAGGCCGAGTGGAACAGGCGCGCCTACCTTGAAAGGCTCACCGACGGTTTAGGCAAGCTGAAGGTTTTGAGGCTGTTCAAAAAAGACGCCGTAACACCACCGACAAACGTCATCCCCTTCCCATCCCGCACACCGTCGCCGCCAGCTCCCACTGGCGGTGACGCAGCCTGACACCTCTTATCGAACAAACAAGGACTGAAAATGGAAGCCGTAATTCTCGAAGAAACGAAGCCAGGTATCACCGTCGTCAATGGCCGCGAGTTCATGCAGAACGCCAAGGGCGGTCTTGATCCTGAAGCTAACGTCAAAGGCCAATACAAGCTTGAAGATCAGACAGTGCGCAGCTGCATCGAGCACGCGCTGAACCTGAATGCCCAGATCGCTCGCTTTCGCGGTCACACCGCTGCAGACCTTTCCGCGCTCGATAGCCTGCTTGGTGAAAAGTATGGCGTCACCATCGGTGGCCAGAAGGGAAATCGCACCTATCAGAGCTATGACGGCTTGATGAAAATTCAGGTGCAGGTTGCCGATCTGATCACCTTTGGCCCAGAGCTTCAGATTGCCAAAGCCCTGATTGACGAGTGCCTGGTTGAATGGAGCGCCGACAGCCGCCCAGAAATTCAGTCAATCGTCACCCGCGCCTTCAATACCGAAAAAGAAGGTCAGGTGAACCGCGCCGACGTCTACATGCTGTTGAAGTTGGAGATCGATGATCCGCGTTGGAACAGAGCTATGGAAGCTATTCGCGATGCGATACGCGTCACCGGCTCCAAGGAATACGTGCGATTTTACCAGCGCGCCAGCCATGAAGACGGCTGGAAGGCTATCACCATCGATCTGGCGAAGGCTTGAGGGCTTCTCTATGAATAGAGTGCTCCCTTTGCATCGCCATCAAGCCAGTGCAAAAATTATCAACATTGCTCCCAATAGTCTCAATTGTGTTGTTAAGAGAGTTCACAGCCGCGATGAGATATTCCTCAGCATCTTTCACGTTCCCATTCTTCCTAAGCTCATAGCCGAAGTTACCCCACGTGCTCGTCACTACATTTTTTTGGTGTGCGACAACGCGAAGAACATCGATAATATTTTCGAGGCTATTTGTCATTCTTGCGCTCAGCAAGTCTCGGGACTCGTTGAAGCATTTACGCTCAAAAATCATTCTAATAGCGGCACAAGTTGGAATGATCGGCTCAAGGAGCGCCTGGAGCGAGGTAAGGTTGGAATTCTTAGCGAAAACTTTGACTTCGTTAATGTCAATCGCTTTAAGGCTCTCTCTTTCCTTGAGCAGATCCATGAGGTTGGGAAATACCATCCGCTCAACCCGCAAGCCGTCAGCCCTCAACTGAAGTGCAATAAGCTGGTGGTGACGTATATCGCTCTTCCTGTCTGTGCGGTCCATAGTAAGCACGGTCCAAGTCGCAGCTCCAACGGCCAAGATGCCTGTAATGAGCGTCTGGAAATCGTAGACAAAATTTCTAAACGCGCTTCCGCAACACTGGTCTTTAATAATCCTCGGGTCGCCAAATGCTGTAGGCAGCAAGATCGACAAAACAGCAATGATCAAAAAAAGGATCAGAATTTTGATTTTGTGATCTCGCCTCAACTTATTGCCCCCTGTGCAGCTACCCGGTTGGAGATGTCACACAATTTTAACGCGATGAATAGCGGGCACGTTGAGGTCGCAGCATGAAATACTTCACCGTCGACATCACCATACTCGTGACCGTCCGCTTACACGAAAACAAATTTGTGAACGTGATGCCTGATTTGAATTCCTGCATCTCCAACTTCGACACCGACGACGATGCCTTAGAGGCCCTCGAAAAACACATAGCAAGGCTGGCTGTAGAAGTTGGCATCAACTTTGATGACGGTGAAGTCGAGGACATCGACGGTCACCCCAGACCATGCAGCCGCTGCCAAACCAAAGCATTCGACAAGTGGGCCGATAGTCGTCGCCCGAACCAGCAAACAAGGAAGTCCGCATAATGGCATCCTCGACAGCAGTTATTAAAATCGCACAAAAGCAATTCGGCCTGGATGACGAGACATACCGCGCCAAGCTCCAGAACATCACTGGCAAGACCTCGACCCGCGAAATGTCCGAGGCCGAACGGCAGAAGGTCATAACCGTGTTTCGCAATGAAGGCTTTGAAGGTGCTTCAAAGACATCTTCAAGCGACAATAAAAGCCCTCGCTCTGGTGGCCGGTACCGCGCCAAACTTCAAGCTCTTTGGATTGCTGGTTATAACCTCGGCGTTATCCGCGACCGCACGGATGCGGCGCTGGAATCCTTCGTTATGAACCAGTCCAAGGTTGACGCCCTGCGCTTCGTCCACAAGCCCGGAGATGCCAAGGCAGCGATTGAGGCCCTGAAAAAGTGGATCGCCCGTGACGGTGGTGTGAATTGGAACACCGACAAGCTGACGCCAGATTATGCCAAGGCTGTGGGTTTCCAGATTGCCTGGGCACAGTGGATCAAACTCGGCGGCACAGTTCACGCCGATTCTGTCCAAACCTTTTGGCAGGACGTTCACATCATCTCGCGGGAAACCGGTCGCGACCTTTCCATTAAAGCTTGGCAGCGCGTCATGAACAAGTTCGGTGAGCGTGTGCGTGCGCTTGGAAAGAAAGCCAAGTGATGACAGTTCTTTCCGACCGAGCATGGATGACACCGCTTTTAAATCGCATTGCCGACGTGGCAGGCGAACGGGCGGCGCTCATCCTCGGCCGGGAGAAAGCATGTGAAAAAATCTACATCCCGGCAACCGTGACAGAAGATCATTGGTTGCCGAAGCTCATTGGCCTGGAAGCCGCTCTTGCACTCTGCAAAAGCTATGGCGGTGAGAAGATCGAGATCCCGCCAGCAATGGCAGGTGACAAACGGCGACGCGCACAGCTTATTGCCCAAATGATCGATAAAGGTTATTCAACAAATGCTATCGCTCGCCAACTAGGCGTGACGCATAAGACCGTCCAGTTGCATCGGCGCAAAGCCGACCACGGTCAAGGCAATCTCTTCGCAGAACAAGAGAACAATTAACCCGGCCATCGGCTCGGGAGGTAATTTTGCGTTCTGAATTATCCGCGTTGAACAACGCAATGTGCCCCGGAACAAAGGGGCAATGAATGACCACCCAAACATTTGATGAATGGCTTATCAGCCGCCTGCGTGATGCAGGCTCATACGCTGGCGCGATGGATGGCATACCGGGGCGCGCCGTTTTCAAGGCCTTGGAACTATTTCAACGTGCCGAAGGCATTCCGGTCACTGGCCAAGCTGATGCCCAGACTATCGCGCATCTACGTTTGGTCCGCCCAAACAGGAATGGCACTCCAGCCGATCACGTCATTGCTCAAGTTCCGCCAGATCGCACCGAACCCATCTGGATGCGTGATGCACGCCGCTATCTGGGCATCAAGGAAGTCGTGGGCCCAGGCTCTAACCCAACCATCATGGGTTGGGCAAAGAAGCTTGGAGGATGGATCGCATCCTACTTCACCGACGACGATATCCCCTGGTGCGGCCTGTTCGTCGCCAACCCTATTGCGACCACGCTCCCCAAAGAAGTGATGCCTAGCAATCCGCTTGGCGCAAAGAATTGGGCGAACTTCGGCGTCGCCTGCTCACCTTCCGTTGGTGCAATTCTTGTCTTCACCCGCGATGGAGGTGGCCATGTTGGGTTTTACGTCGGTGAGGATCGCACGCACTATCATGTTCTGGGTGGCAACCAGAACAATGCCGTTTCCATCACCCGCATCGCGAAAAATCGCCTTGTTGCGAACGGCATCCGCTGGCCCAAGACAGGCGAAGCTCAAATTGGCGGCCGCGTTCAGCTTACCATTAACGGTGTTTCCGTTTCGAAGAATGAGGCCTGAGCTATGAAGCCTGTCTCGAAACCGTCTTACAGCACAACGAAAACGCATCTTTGGATGTCGTCCATTTTGGCATGGGTAGTAATCCTGGCGTTGACCGCAGGTGCCATTACCGGGTCGGAACAGGCCGTCGCTTTCGGCATGATTGCTGTTCCGTCCATGGCCGGCATGATTGCCGGTATGCTTGGCGTTCATCGCCATTACGGCAGCAAAGATTTCGAAGCGGCTGCAGAACATCCAATGCCTCCGGCTTCCCCCTACAACCCTCGGGCCGACCCTGGCGCCGTTCCACCCGGAGAGCTCACATGATCCCGGCGTGGCTAACGAAGGCGTCCACGTCGTTGATCATCGTAGCAGTCGCGATGTTGGCCACCGCCAGCATCGCATTGTTCGCAGTTCGCACTGTTGATGACTTCATCGACAAAGTCCGATCGGAAAAAGCCGATGAGCGAGACGCCTACTGGACGGCCCGCATCGAGAAGATGAACGCCAACGCCGCCAACACTCAAGCTGCGCAAGTCCGCGAGACCATGCGCATTGAAACCAACGCCGCAACCACCATCGCGGGCCTTGAAGCCAACTTGAAAGACTTGGAGAAAAAGAATGCGGCTCTGCCAAATGGCACTCGTGGCGGCCTTGACCGCGATCGTGTCCGCTTGCTCCCACACTGAAGAGAAGCCGGCACCTGTGCAGGTCATCTATCTGCGCGCCGAGGTGCCGCCATCATCTCGCAAGCCATGTGTACTTACGGAACTGCCCGACCGTGACCTTGATGCATCGGAAACACACGCGAAGTGGGCACCAGATCGCAACGAGGTCAAGACCTGCGATGCGCGCCGAGCTGCTGCAGTCGCCGCTATCGATGCTGTGCCCGTGCCGGAGAGCAACCCATGAATTTCGGTTCCAATGCAGCCTTCGACCTTGCTGCTGAGCGTGCGGAACAGGAACGCGACGCCAAGATAGCAGAGGCCCAAAACGCTTTGCGTCAGATGGGAACCTGTCAGTGCGACGATTGCGGCGTGGATATCTCCAGCGCCCGCCGCAATGCCTATCCGGCCGCCACGCGTTGCCAGCCCTGCCAAACCAGACACGAAAAGAGACGCCGCTGATGCTCGACCTTGCTGCACTTAAAGACTGGCTTGGTCTTATCGCGTTGCTGATCAGCGTTGGCACGTCGGTTGTCTTGTTTGTCGGTTCTGGCGCAAAGGCCAATGCATCCAAGCTCGATAAGCAAGAAACCAAGCTAATAGATCATGACCGTCGCATCCAGGCAGTCGAAGCCGAGATGAAGCACATGCCTGACAAGGACACCGTCAACGAACTGAAACTGGCGATGTCTGACCTGCGCGGGAACGTGAACACTTTGGCTGAATCGGTGGGCAGCATATCGCGCACTGTCCACCGCATTGATGATTATTTGAGACAAGAGGGAAAAGGCTGATGGTCAGCTTTGAAGAGTTTTCGGCGCAGGATGCACGGCTGACCATGTTGCGTGGATTGGCGGAACAGCCGGACGGTCGCATGAATGAGACGCTTTTAACGGCGCTTCTTTTATCATTCGGACACAACCGCAGTCGTGAGTATGTCCGCACGCAGTTGCTCAAGATGAAGGAGCTCGGCGCGGTGACTATCACCGAGGCCGGCAGTGTCATGATTGCGTCGATCACCCGGAGCGGCATTGATCACGTTGCACGACGTTCGGTTATTGATGGCATCGGCCGTCCTTCACCGGGAGAGTGATCATGGGTCGTGGTCGTCTTTCAGGTATCGAGCTCCTGCCAGAGGAATGCGCACCGATTGTCGCGTGGGCAGCTGAAGAGTTACAGAAGCGTGAGCGCACCCAGACGGAAATCTATGACGAGTTCTACGGCAAGATGGATGCCCTTCATCAGGAGTATCGTGGTGAGCTGGATTCCACGATCCCTTCCTTCTCGGCTTTCAATCGTTATTCGATCCGCCTTGCAACGCTGACGCAACGCCTTAACCAGACCCGCGAGATAGCTAGCACACTGGCATCCAAGTTTGATGCGGCCGCATCTGACGATCTGACGCTGATCGCATCTGAAGCCATCAAGACACTTGTGTTCGAACTGGTGACCGCTGGCGGTGAAGCCGGGTTTGATCCGAAGGGCGCGAAGTCACTCGCTGACGCCTTGTTCGCGGCGACCAGGGCGCAGGGTGTTTCGACAGCGCGACGACAGAAGGTTGAGAGCGAATTTGAAGCCAAGGCCAAGGAAGCTGTCAAAACCGTCCAGAAGGCCAAGGGGCTTTCCGAGGATGCGGCTGACGAAATCCTTGACCGTATCTTGGGTGTTTCCAAATGAGCGGACCAATTAGCCAGGAAGATTGGGCCAAGGCTCGGCGGCTCTCTACTGATGCAGTTATGGAAAAAATCGAGAAGGCGAAAGCACTTCTCCCGTACCAACAGCGCACAGTCGGCCTGCTGCGGTCGGTCGCGCTTTGCCCCGTTCTGCTTGTCGAGAAATCACGACGTATCGGCCTGACGTGGGCCTGTGCTGCTTATGCATGTATCCGTGCAGCCATGTCCAAAGAGGCTGGCGGCATGGACTTCATGTATATTTCCTATTCACAGGAAATGACGCGTGAGTTCATCGACGCTTGTGCCATGTGGGCCCGACACTTCAATTCCGCTGCGTCGGAAATGGAGGAATATGTTTTTGACGACAGCGATGAAAACGGCGAACGGTCAATCAATGCCTTCCGCATAAAGTTCGCCAGTGGCTTCGAAATCGTTGGCCTGTCATCTGCACCTCGTACCCTGCGTGGCAAGCAGGGCGTGGTGATGATTGACGAAGCGGCCTTCGTTGATGACCTTGAACAGCTATTGAAAGCTGCCCTTGCGTTCCTGATGTGGGGTGGACAGGTCATTGTCTGCTCTACCCATGACGGTTACGAAAACCACTTCAACGAACAAATCCAGGACGTTCTGGCTGGCAAGCAGGACTACAAACATCTGCGCATCGATTTTGATGACGCATTGCGCGATGGGCTGTACGAGCGCATTTGCCTCGTTACTGGCCAGGAATGGTCTCCTGAAGCGGAAGCAGCTTGGCGCGCCAAGATCATCAAGTTCTATGGTTCTGGCGCTGATGAAGAATTATTTTGCATTCCTTCCAAGTCATCCGGTGCCTATCTAACCAGAGCATTGATTACCTCGCGGATGCGCGAGGATATTCCGCTCATAAGGTATAAATCTCCAGAAGGTTTCATTGATTGGGAGGAGCATCTTCGCAAAGCCGAGATTGACCGGTTTTGCCGTGAGGAACTTCATCAGCATGTCGCTCGAATGGACCCGGCGCTGCGATCAGGTTTTGGCCAAGACTTCGGCCGATCAGGTGACGGATCGTTTATCCACCCCTTCCAGGTGCGCCAAAATCTCAACCTTGCGACGACCTTCATGTTGGAACTACGCGACGTCCCCTTTGAGAGCCAGAAACAGATTGTGTTCTGGCTTCGAGACAAGATGCCACGCTTTTTTCATGCGGCATTTGACGCGACCGGTAACGGCGCCAGCCATGCTGAAGCTGCTCGCCAAAAGTGGGGACCGTCGTATGTCTCCGAAATCAAAATGTCTGTTGGCTGGTACATGCTCAACATGCCGAAGCTCAAAGCGGCATTTGAGGGCGGCGGTATCGAAATCTCCCAACATGATGACGTCCTGGCAGACTTTCGCGCAGTCAAGATGGAGCACGGCATTGCCAAGGTTCCCGCCAATGCAAGAACCATGGGAACGGACGGCTACGAGCGTCACGGTGAAGCGGCAATTGCCGGTGCTCTGGTCGTCTACGCCAGCGAACAGAGCAGCGGTGAAGTTGGTGCCGGCACAACTGGCGAACAACGCCCGAGCGCAAAAATCACAGAACAATACACCGGCGATCTTGGAACGGTAATGCCGCGCGCTGATCTGGCCGGCTTCATGAGGATGTAAGATGGCCAACGAGCTGAAGAACGAATTCGCGACCATCGGCAATGACCCTTACGTACCTCAGTACCAGGTCATCATGACGCCTACTGACGAAGTCCTGGCGTCGCGTGGTGGTGTGGCAGGACTGAAGGTCTATGATGAAATCCGCCGAGACCCGCATGCTTTTGCCATCCTGCAAAAACGCAAGCTGGAAGTGGTCAGCCGTGAGTGGCGTGTCGAGCCACCAGAGAACCCAAGCCGTTTGGAAAAGCGTGCAGCTGCAGAAGTCGAGAAGCAGTTAAAAGCGATCGACTTCGACAAGCTCACGAAAGGTCTGCTTGGTGCGATCCTGAAAGGGTTCTCAGTTGCCGAGCTTATCTGGGACAACGTTGACGGTGTCTGGACGGTTAAACTTGCCAAGGTGAAAAAGCAGCGCCGGTTCCGTATGACGACCGAAGGTCAACTGCGCTTGCTGACCAGAGCGTCAACACTCGAAGGTGAAGCAGTTCCCAATCGCAAGTTCATCGTCCATCGTCATTCGATTGATGACGATGACGACGATCCGTATGGCGTTGGCATTGGTTCGGTGCTGTTCTGGCCAGCATGGTTCAAGAGGCAGGTGTTGGCTCACTGGCTGCGCGGCGTCGAAAAGCATGCAACACCCACGACGCTTGCCACGTATGACGGCGGCTTTGACGAAGTTCGGCAAAACAAGTTGCTCGCAGCGATGCGTGCCATGGCGAACGATACCGGTATCGCGGTCCCAGAATCCGTTAAGATGGAACTGCTGGAAGCCAAAAACGGCGGCGGCGGTGATCTGCAGGAGAAACTGAGCCGCTACCTGGACGAGCTGATGTCCGAGGCGGTGCTTGGGGAAACCCTGTCGACCAACAGCGGTGAGCGCGGCGCACGTTCCCTGGGCGAGATCCACAACGAAGTCCGAATAGCCATAGCCAAGGCCGATTCCGATTTGCTGTGTGCAACGCTCAAAGAAACAATTGTCCGCTGGATCATTGAACTGAACTTTCCCGGTGCTCGTCTGCCGGAGCTTTACCGCGACTTCTCGGAAACCGAAGACCTGGACGATAAGGCCGAGCGCGACAAGAAACTGCATGACATGGGTTATGAGCCGACAGACGTCAGCTACATCAACGAAACCTATGGCGGCGAGTGGATCAAGAAACAGGCACAGCAACCAGCGCCAGGAGAAGAAACGGCACCTAAGCCAGCAACGGCCAACCTTGAGTTTTCAGACCCGGCCGAGAACGCTTCAAAGCGTGGTCAAACAGCCGTTGAAGTCCTCTCAAACCAGCTTGAGACAGTAGCGCAGCCGCATATCGACGCGATGGTTGAAGCCATCCGCACCGAGTTTTCGGAAGCGACAGGTTATGATGATCTCATTTTGAGGCTTGCGCGATTGTCGTCTGAGATGGGTGTTGACGACATTGCCACGGCATTGGAGCAAGGTTCCTTGCTGGCCCAGCTCGAAGGCGTGGACAGCGTGAATGGCTGAGATACCGTTTCAGGAAGCCGTCGATTTCCTTGCGCAGAAAGTCAATCTGCCGACCCGGCGCTATGACGATCTGAAGCATGGCGCACATGTTCGCGGATTCTCTGTCGCCGGTGTAACCCGCGATGACATGCTTTCCGATTTCCGGTCAGCGATCGAGAAGGCACGGAAGGAAGGCACAGGATTTAAGGAGTTTCAAAAGGACTTCGACACGATCGTTGAACGGTACGGCTGGAAATACTTTTCGCACGGCAAAACCGAGGAAGATCGTCGCGCCTGGCGCAGCCGGATTATCTTCACCACTAACATGCGCACCAGTTATATGGCCGGCCGCTGGAAACAGCTCACCGATCCTGACGTGGCAAGATATCGTCCTTACCTTCGATATGTGCATTCGGGCTCACAACACCCACGCAAGTTGCACCTATCCTGGAACGGGCTTGTGTTGGCAGCGACCGACCCGGCATGGCGCTACATGTTCCCGCCGAATGGTTGGGGCTGCTTCTGTGACGTTGAGGCTCTGTCGGAACGCCAAATGCGCGCCCTGGGCAAAACCGGCCCTGATCCTTCACCAGACCTCAAAGCCTACCAGGACATCGACCCGCGCACCGGGCAGCCGGAAATGCGTATTCCTGGTATCGATCGCGGTTGGGAATACAACGTTGGTCACGAATGGCAGCACGGCCTTGTTCCTGTCGAGCTGCAAGCGCCACTGCCAGCGTTTGGCGAACCATCACCATTGGCGACGCTGCCAGCCCTTCCGAAAGCTGCAAAGGCGGATGCGGCCGATGTTCTGCCACCTGATCAGAAACCGGAAGATTACGTTGGTGCATTCATGGCGCGGTTTGGCATGCAGCAGAATGAAAGCGGCTACTATCGCGATGTGTCGGGCGGCATCATCAGTATTGATCAATCCCTGTTCGAACAGCGTATGCCGGATGGAACGGTCGTTGGCCTGAAGTCAGGAAAGCGCGGTCGTGGTCAGTATGCAATTCTGTTGGCCGACGCCATCCAGTCGCCAGATGAAATTTGGGTCGATTGGGCAGCTGTCAAATCAGGCATCGTTTTGCGGCGGGCGTACCTGAAGCGTGTCGAGCTCGCTGACGGCACCAGCATATTCATTCGCTTCGAGTGGACGAAAGCTGGCTGGATCGCAGTTACAGGGTTCGACACCACGGAAAACTACATTGAAGCCTATCGCAAAGGTGCGCTGGTTTACCGGAAACAATAAAGGCGCGTCTTCCGGGGCGCGCCTTGTGTCAGTGATCTACGGAGGGCACCGGAATGCCTCGATCAACGACACAGTCATTTTATCACGCCTGCAGGCGAAAAAACAGAGGCTGACATGGCTGGCGCAACAATCCGAATTGATGACGCCCAAGTGGTGGATGCACTGCAACGGCTCTATGCCGCTGCTGGATCGCTGGAACCTGTATTCAAGAACATCGGTGAATATGAAGTCTCGGCCACCAAGCAGCGCTTTCTTGACGAGAGCGGCCCTGACGGCTTTCCATGGAAAGACCTCAATCCACTTTATGCCAAGACGAAAAAGGGACCGGGCAAGCTGCGGGGTGAAAGCCGCGCACTGTCTCAGATCGTCTATCAGGTGGCCAGCGACAGTGTAGAGATCGGCTCGAATGAGGTTTACGCACGCATTCACAACGAAGGCGGCACCATCACGCCGAAGAATGCCGAGGCGTTGGTGTTCTCGATGGGTGGTCAAAACTTCCATCTGAAATCAGTCACGATTCCCCAACGCCAGTTTCTCGGTTTCAGCCAGAAGGACATCACCGAAATTCAGGCAATCATCCTTGATCATTTCGAGTTTGATGCGTCGGGCAATCATGCACCAAAATAAACGGCCGCTGACGCGCTTTGCAGGGCTCGATGCCCCGATATGCGTAACGGACCATAGAAACGCGCCCAGAGCCTTTGAAGCGCCTTCAAAATTCGAGCATGGTTCTATTGCTCCATGTGAAGTGAAGCGGTATCGATAGAAACCGCCCCGAAAGCTGTTCGGGTGGTAATTTTGCGTTCCTGACTATGACGCCCCGCTGCCCTTAGATGGCAGCATGAAACCTTTCGAAATCTTCCGCACCGGCACCCACACCACAGCCAAGGGGCAGACGCTCACTTTCGCTGAAACCGATGTTGCCGACATCGTCGCAAGTTACGACCCGGCGCTGCATCATGCGCCGATCGTTGTTGGTCATCCCAAACAGGACGGTCCTGCATATGGCTGGGTCAAGTCGCTGTCCGTGCAGGGTGATCGCATTGTTGCGTCGGCAGAGAAGGTTGATGTCGCTTTTTCGGAAATGGTTCGTGACGGTCGTTTCGGCAAGGTTTCGGCAGGTCTTTACCATCCATCCCAGGCAGGCAACCCAACACCGGGCAGGTATCATCTGCGCCATGTCGGTTTTCTTGGTGCCGAACCTCCAGCCGTCAAAGGCTTAAAGGCAATCGAGTTTGCCGAGGCCGAGGTTGATATCGAGATCTCGTTTTCCGAAGCAGAGGCATCGTGGGCATTTGGCACCATTGCACGCGTCCTGCGAGCTATTCGTGATCGCTTCATCGAAACGGACGGCACTGAAAAAGCCAATCAGGTTGTTTCGGACTGGGAGCTCGAAACGATCACGCAGGCAGCTGCCGACATGCGCGCCAATGCGCCTGGGCTGGTCGCACACTTCTCCGAAACCACACCAAAGGACGAAACCATGGAAACCGTTGAACAGCGGCAGGCGGCGCTTGATGCCCGCGAAACCGCTCTGAAGGAACGGGAAACTACGCTTTCCAGCAACGAAACCACATTCTCGGAAAGCCGCCGCAAGGTGCGCGCCGATGAAGATGCCGCCTTCGTTGCTTCCGTTGTGCAGGCTGGCCGCCTTCCGGTCGGTCTGCAGCACGAAGTCACCGCGCTGTTCTCCGAACTGGACGATGCCACAACGCTGACCTTCAGCGAAGGCGATCAGTCGGTCACGAAGTCGCCGCGCGATGCACTCCGCTCGCTGCTCGATAAACTGCCGGTCCCGGTAACAACCCGTGAACTGGCGACTGGCGATGGCCCAGACTTTTCAGACCCGGCCCATGTCCAGGAAGCAATCATAACCGAAATCAAGGCGGCCAAGGATCGTGGTGAAACCCTCGACCCTGCCTCTGCCCTCAGCCGGATCAAGTCCAGAAAGTAAAGCAGGTTCCTATGACCCGTCACGTCAAAACCTTCGTCGCGTCCGGTGCCATCGGTCACCGACGCCTTGTCAAATTCACCGCAAATGAAGGCGAAGTCACTCTCGCGACTGCGCCAACAGACGTCATTGCCGGCGTCACCGATCACCCGAAAGGTGTCAGCGGCGGCCAGCGTGTCGATGTTGTGTTGTTCGGTCCGGCTGAGGTCGTTGCCGGCGGCACGATTGGTGCCGGCATTTCGATCACAGCAGGTGCAGCCGGCGCTGCCGTTGCCGCCGCCCCAGCCGCAGGCGTCAATGCCTACACGGCTGGTTTCACCCTCACTCCCGCAGTCTCAGGCGATATCGTGCGCGCCTTTGTCCAGCGCGGTCTCATCCAGGGCGCTTGATCGCGCCTAAATTCTCCAGGAGCTTTGAATGTCCGGACAGCCGTTTCCTCAAAACCCAGAACTGATTGGCATTGTCGGTGCGTACAAGAATGGCACTCTGATTGCCGACCAGGTGCTGCCACGCCTTTTGCCTTTTGTCTCATCTGAGAAATTTATCTGGTGGTACTTCAACTTCGCGCAGTTCCTGACGGTGCCTGATGCAAAGGTCGGTCGAAAAGGCCAGCCGAACACCGTTGAACTTGAAGCAATGGAAAAAACCGATTCGACGGAAGATTTCGGTTTTGACGCTGCGATCCCACAAGCCGACATCGACGCAGCATTGTCTGGGTATGATCCACTCGGAGCCCACGCGCAATTCCTGATCGATCTTGTTGAGCTGGCCCGCGAAGCTCGCGTGTCCAGCATGGTCTTCAACAGCGCCATGTATGCGGCCGATCTCAAGGAAGTTCTGGTCGGCTCTTCCAAGTGGAATAATGCTGACAGCCAACCCATCAAACAGTTCTCGGCGGCTGCTGACAAAATGGTTGTCCGCCCCAAGCACGCGGTGATGGGACGGCTTGCATGGACAGCGCTGCGCACAAACCCGAGCATTCTCAGGTCAATTACTACATCGGGTGTGAGTGACGGCATGGCCGACCTTCGTGCTGTCGCAGACAAGCTTGAACTCGATGACATCTACGTTGGTGAAGCTCGTCTGAACTTTGCGAAACCTGGACAGAACCCGCAGCTGCTGCGTGCCTGGGGCAATCATTGCACCTTGTTCCACAAGGCTCCGATGGCAAATAGCCAGATCGCAACACCAACGTTCGGATGGACTGCACAGTACGGACCTCGTGTGGCGGGCAACTGGCCAGACCCAAAGATCGGCCTGAAAGGCGGCCAGTGGGTTCGTTCTGGCGAAAGCACCAAGGAAGTCATTTCCGCGCCAGAACTTGGCTACTTCTTCGAAAACGTCATCTAACTCCTGCCAATGATCCGTCCCGGCTTCGGCCGGGCGGGTTTTCCGCAAGAGGCGACGTCGCCTTTTCCGCAAAATCCGAAGGAGCCTTACCCCCATGGCCAAAAGAACAACTGTTTCCAACGCTGCTACTTCTGTTGCCACTCTCTCCGGCACAGATGCAACGCAGCAGGGCGATGTGAACACGATCAGCACCGTGGACACATCAAACCCATCCGGTGAGAACAAGCCGGATGGGGCCAATTCCCAACCCTCCCAGGGCGTGGCGGAAGGAGCCGGCGCGAATGCCGGTTCCAACACGCTCGAAATGTCGTTGAGCGAAATTCTGGAGAAAACTGGAACCGTCTCGCTTGAACAGCTGCTCGGATATGTCCGCATTGGGATGGACTTGGTTGAGGAAGTCAAAGCGGTCAGCCGTGATTATCCTGATCTGCTACTTTGGCGCGGCTCTGAAAACCCAGCAGGCATTGTCAGTGATTTGGCCAGGGCAAACGGTTTGCTGCGTGATGCGCGTCGCGAGGAGCGCGCGTCTGACAAAGCAGAACGGTGGTTCACAATCACAAAGGCTGTCCGTCTAAACAACGAACTGCTGGAAGCAGACGATTTCATTCCGCTCAGCTTCGATCAACACAAAGAAGCTGTAGCTGCGGGCGCCTGCGATCCTGATTGGGAAAAAGGCGAGTAAAATGCCCTACGCCTCGCTTGCCGATCTGATCGAGCGCGCCGGACTTGACGAGATCCGTGATGTTGCGGACCGCGACCTGGACGGCACGCCTGATCCTGATGTGGTCGAAGCTGCGCTGATCCACGCCGACAACACCGTGAACGGTTATGTCCGTGTCCAGTACAAGCTGCCGTTTGCCAACGTTCCCGATCTCGTTCGCACATGGTCAGTGTCCATTGCCCGCTATTACCTGCACCGCAATGGGCCACCCGACTACGTTGTCAGGGATTGGAAAGAGGCGACTTCCGCCCTGAAGGATGTTGCAGCAGGTCGTCTTCAGCTGGTGCCAGGAGAAGACGAACCAGCTTTGCAGCCCTCACCAGATGGCCAGATCGGCATCAGTGGACCTGAACCAGTGTTCACCGCCGATAATCTGAAGGGATGGACCGGATGATTGCGGAGACCATCGCCAGACTGCAAGGAAATGCATTGTCGCTTACTTCGGTGAAACCGCTTGAGGAACTGGATGCACTGTCTCGCGGCACAGCTCCTGCCAGCGGTGCGGCGTTTGTTCTGCCTTATCGAGAACGTGGCGAACCGAACCCGTACAGCACCGGCATGTTCCGGCAAGTCGTGCACGTCCAGTTCCTGATCGTGTTTATCCTGCGCAAGCATGACGATGCATCGGGCGGCAAGAAGCTTCTCAATTATGACCTGCTGAAAGACGAGATTGAGGCGGCGATTGCCGGTTGGGAGCCTACCGAGAATTCAGAGCCCTGCGAGTTGGTGTCTGCCCAGGCAACGCCACTTGGCAACGGCGTGACCGCTTATGTCCAGACGTGGCAGACGACGCGTCTCATCACAGGAGCCTAACGATGCAACAGCCAACACAGGGCGGCAGCTACATCTACGAACCAGAAAAAGATGAGCTGACACAGGTCGAGAAGCCGACCGTTCCCGCTGGTCTCCACGAAAAGCCGAAGGCACCGGCCAAAGGCACTCCCAGGAAAGGTAACTGAATATGAGCGCTCGTCGTTGGCGAAAACTCGCCATGCTCCACAAGATCGAAACCACCTATGGTGAGGACGCTGCACCAACAGCTGCCAATGCCATTCTCGGTGCAAACGTGACTTTCACTCCAATCGAAGGGCAGGAAGTCTCCCGCGATATCATGTTGCCTTACATGGGCAATCCAGGTGTCGTGCTTGCTGGCATGTATGCGCGCATTGAATTCGATATCGAGATTGCCGGCGCTGGCGCTGCTGGCACCATTCCGAAATACGGTTCTATTCTTCGTGCTGCAGGCATGTCGGAAACTGTTGTGGCCGGCACATCGGTCACTTACGCGATCATCGAAGAGCTTGTTGAATCTGGTTCGCTTTATTTCATCCTGGACAAGGTTCAGCACGTTCTTCTCGGCGGCCAGGCCAACATTGCACCGAGCTATGCACCGAGCGCCATTCCTCGTTTCCGCGTGACCTATGTCGGCCTGCTTGGTGAAATCACCGATATCGGTGCAATGCCAGCTGTCACCCAAGCAGGTTGGATTACTCCACTGCACGTATCGAAGGCCAACACCACCATGTCGCTTCACAACTGGCCATCGGTTGCGGAGAGCCTTTCGCTCGATCTGGGCAACGTCCTGACGCCTCGGTTCCTGATTGGCGATGAAAAGATCATGATTTCTGATCGCAGTTCGACCGGTACTGCCGTTGTCGAAGGTCGCGACCTAGCTGAAATCAATTGGTTTCAGCGCGCGATCGACCGCACACGTGGCCCGCTCTCGATCGTCCACGGCAAGACCGCCGGCAACATTGTCGAGATCACATCACCGGCCGTCGAAATCGGGAGACCGACGCAAGGCCAGACAAACGGCATCGTCAACTACTCCCTGCCGCTGACACTCGTTCCGCTTGTCGGTCGCGACGAACTGAAAATCGTCGTTCGCTAAGTGGCCTTTAAAGACCGTTCAAACATCAATGGAGAGAGCCTTGAAGTTCAAAATGTCCGATAAACCCCGCTACTGGTGGCCGGTTGTAGTGCGTACTCCTGATCCTGAGAATGCAGGCAAAGTCATTGAACAGAAATTGAAAGTGCTGTTTGAGCCGCAGGATCGTGACGAAGCGGTTGCCGCCGCTGAAGCATATGCCAAGCTGACATCTCCCCGTGAAAAGGCTGAACATGAACATCTTCAGCTGCTCGCCGTTGTCAAAAACTGGGATGAAGTCGAAGACGACGACAAGAACCCTGTGCCGTTTTCACCTGAAATTTTCTTGGCTGCCGTGCAGCAGTCGTGGTTTCGGACAGGTGTCTATGCGGCCTATGCCGACAGTCTCAATGGCATTGAAGCCCGGTTGGGAAACTAACCAATGCAGCGCGCGCCTGGGCATACAACCGCCTCGGCCGTGCTGACGAAAAGGTGGCCGCGACGGTTGATGATGCGATCGCGGCCGACTTCCTTCAGATGGGACTCGTAGTCGATCCAGACACAGTCGTTCGTCCGGACGATGATGCATTCGAGGTCTGGAAAGAAAATTGGGACAGCCTGAACGCTTTCCTTGCCGCTGAAACACAGTGGCGGGTGGCAGCGACGATGGCAGGCCTAATCTGGATAGGCATCGATTACACCGCCCTCGATGTCATCCTTCGACGCCGCAACCTACCTGACCATGTTTTTGATGATGTCATGGATATGGAGCGCACGGCGCTTTCAATCTTTGCAGAGGCTGATCGATGACGACCACTCCATACAGAATATCGATCGGCGTTGATATCAATGCGGCTGGTGCAAAGACCGGTGCGGCTGAAACCATAACGCACGTGAATGAGATCGGCGCGCAAGCCGATCGGATTGTGCCAAAGCTTGATCGAGCCATCAACACCGTTGAAAAACTTGGAACGGCCGCTCAATCCGATGCACCCGCAAACATTGCCGCCATTGGTGCTGCCGCTGACAGCATTCGCCCGAGCATGGACAGGCTGATCAACAGCTTTGCGAACATCACTGCGCCGGCTGCGAACCGAAACGGTCGCGCAGGCGATATTGCCGCATATGGCCAGGAACTCGACCGCCTGCAGGCGAAGTTCGATCCGTTGTTTGCCGCACAGCAGCGTTACCGGAACCAGATCGAAGAAATCAACGACGCGCAGCGCGTTGGTGCCTTGTCAGCTTCTGCCGCGATCGACGCCCGTATTCGCGAAACGAATTCGCTTAATGCGTTGACCAGCAAACTTGACGGTCTGGCGTTGGCACGTAAGCGCGCAGCTGAAGGTGTCGTGGCTGGCGCAACCGTTTCGCCAGATCGTGGTTCGGATATCGAGGCCTATGGCCGCCAGCTCGACCAGATGCGTTCAAAATACAATCCGGTCTTTGCGACACTGACTGCCTACAAGGCCCAGCTTGCCGAAATCCGCGAGGCGCACAAGGTCGGTGCGATAACCGCCGACGAAATGACGGCTGCGATATCCAGGCAGCGCAAGTCCGCGTTGGAGACCGTCAACGTTCTCAAGGGGCGCAGCGCGGATGGCGGCGCCGATCGGGCCGGACAATTTCGCCGCCAGAACCTGACCTATCAGCTGTTCGATATCGGCCAGACGGCCGCAATGGGCATGAACCCAGCAATGATCTTTGCCCAGCAGGGACCACAGATCATCCAGCTCTACACCGGCAAGAACGGTGTGAACAACGCGATAAAGGATCTCGGCACCATAGCATCGAGCACAGCCCGCTTGATGACACCTCTTGTTGCGACTGTTGGTGCTTTGGCGGCCGCAACTGCTCTCAGCCTCATCGCCTACAACGGTTACTTGAAGTCAACGAAAGAGGTTGAAACCGCTGCATCCGGTCTCGGCCGAGCCGTCGCAGGCACAGCGGCCGAGATGGAAGCCTCTGCACGTGCTGGCGCAGCTGCTGCCGGTATTTCGGTCAGCTCTGCCCGCTCGATGGAGGCGCAGTTTCTTCGCACCGGCCGCATCGGTTCGGAAAATTTCGAAGACTTAATTTCAATTTCCAAGGACTTCGGGGCGACGATTGGCCAGACGGCAGAAGAAGCGGCTGGCACTTTGGCCGAGATGTTTGCCGATCCTGCCAAGGCTGCCGAAACCCTGTATCAGCAGTATGGTTTGATCGATGCGGCAACTGCCCGTCACGCAACCACACTTGCGAGATCAAACCGCACATCTGAAGCGCAGGCGGTTTTGCTGGATGCATTGCCAGACCGCCTTGCCAGTGCAGCAGAGGCGACATCCAAACTCGGCCGCGCCTGGAACTATGTCACCACCACTGCCAGCAATGCGATGAACGCGGTCGGTGGCGCGATCGACCGAGCCGTGTCGGGACCAACATTAGAAGAACAGCTTGATGAGGTCCGCCGGGCAAAGGAAACCCTCTCGTCATCGCCGATGGGAATGCTGCAGCTGTTAAATCCAGCATTCATGCTTCAACTCGGTGACATCGACAAAGAAAAAGAACTGCTGGATAAAATCAGCCAGCGCGATGCTGAAGATCTTCGTAGACAGCGCGTAGCCGAGGAAGTCCAACGCAGCCGCGCTGTCCGTGCGGTGTCTGACGCATCCGGTGCCAATGCCGGTGGCATTCGTATCGAAACATTGCGTAATGAAATCGCCACGCTGGAAAGCGGCCAAAACCTTGGCGGACGTGATGACGTCCAGATCAAGCGCGACGAAGTTGCAATGGCGGCCAAGAAACGGGTGCTCGATGCACTGATCAACAGCCAGGAGCGCGCCATTGCCCTTGATAATCTGGACATCCAGATTGCCAATGAGCGTAATCCATTGCTTCGGGCCGAACTGGAAGCTCGTCGCGTCCGTCTCGAAATGGCCGATCAGGAGATCGACAGCGCCAAGATCGAGGCCGAAGTCAACCGCGCCAGAAACCGGGTGATTGAGGAAACCATCGCCGGCGCACAGGCCTATGTGCAGGATATGGAGCTTGAGTTTGATGTGCGCTCGCGCCTCAACGCTCTGGTGGCGAACGGCACGATCACCAGCGCTGACGCCAACCGCATGCTTCAGGAAGAAATCGCACTGCGTCCGCTGATTGCCGCCGCTGCCATTGCCGAGGGTGATGCCAAGGAAAGGCTTAACCGCATCATTTCGGACATGCGCGACAGCAACGCACGTCTGGCCGCCCAGGAAAAGGAAGCCTCCGGACAGGAATATCTGCGCAGTCAGAATGAACGCCTGGAGCAGCTGCGCGTCGAACAAGCTTTGATCGGTGCCAATGACAATGTGCGTGAACGTAGTCTGGCACTCCTGCGAGTAGAGCAGGAAATCAAACGCCGTGGCATCGACACCAACAGCAACCTTGCCAAACAGATGCGCGAGCAGGCCGACGCCGCCGCCGTCCTCAACAGGCAGATCGAGAAACAAGCGGACGCATGGGACAAGGTCAAGTCCACAGCTGAAGGCACGATCGATGGTCTGGTTGATGGCCTGATCGACGGTGATTTCGAGGATGCTCTTGAGAACGTTGCAAAAGACATCACCAGCATGTTCAGCGAACTGGCGATCAAGAACCCGCTTAAAAACGCACTGTTCGGTTCCGATAATGCAACGATGTCCGATGTCGGCGGTCTTGGCGGTATCTTCTCGCGCCTGTTTGGCGGCGGTGCAAGTGATCCAGCTTCCATCGTCAGCAGCGCCATGGGCCAGTCTGTCGGGGCGATGTCAGTGAATGCCGGTACCGTGACCATCAACGGTGGTTTGGCGGGCGGACTTGGTGGCCTGTTGGGTGGGGCTGCCAACGACAACCTCGTGACAGGTTCAACGGGCACAACGGACATGTCGGCCTACCGTGCTGCTATCAAGGCAATCGAGAGTGCCGGCAGTGGCGGTTATTCCGCTCTTGGTCCAATCACGGCATCTGGCGACCGCGCTTATGGTGCATATCAGGTCATGGGTGCGAACATTCCCGCCTGGACGAAACAGGCACTCGGCCAATCCCTCACGCCGCAACAGTTCCTCGGCAATTCCTCGGCGCAAGATGCCGTATTCGACAAGATTTTTGGCGGTTATGTTTCCAAGTACGGAGCAAACGGCGCTGCCCAGGCGTGGTTTGGCGGTCCCGGTTCTGTCGGGAAAGGTGGCAACGCTGCTGACCTCCTCGGGACTACTGGCACGTCCTACGTCCAGAAATTCAACACCGCCCTTGGCAACGCAACTCAAAGCACGAATGTCGCGGCGCAGGGGCTCGGCAACCTTGGGTCGGGCTTCAACACTTTCGGCCAAAATCTCAGCAGCTTCTATCCATCGTCGCCAGGCGGTGGTGGTGGCGGCCTGTTCAGCGGCCTGTTTAGTGGTTTGTTTGGCGGCGGCTGGAACCAGTCAATTATCGCAGGATCGCCGCAGGTTGCCGGCGCAATATCGTCTGGCACTTGGGGCTTGTGGGACAAGGGTGGTCCAACTGGCGGCACTGACGCCCAGAAAGTCGCCGGTCTGGTCCACGAAAAAGAATATGTCTTTGACGCGGTATCCACATCTAAGATCGGAGTACCGGCGCTTGAAGCTATTCGGCGTGGCGCACTGCGCGGTTATTCGACAGGTGGCTATGTCAGCACAACACCATTTTCATTTGGCGGTGCCAGCGCTGGCGCCAGCGCCAACAACAACTCTGCACCCTCCATTCAAATCCTCAATCAGACCTCGACACCAATTACAGGCCAGGTTGAGGAGACCAGTGATGATCACGGCCGACGTCAGTACCGGTTGACGCTTTCTGATGAAATGGCCGCAGCTGCCGAACAGAAGGGCGGCGGGTTTGGTCGCGCAATGCGTGGCAGATACGGCCTCAAGCCTAAGGGGATTGTTCGATGACACTCCCGATTTGGCCCACGTCCTTGCCGCGCCCCGAGCGCAACACATTCTCGAAATCACCGATGGAAGCGCGGCTTAAACGCAGAACTGATGCAGGCGCACCATCCTATCGCCTGCGCTTCAGTGGTGTGCCTTACAACGTCACTCTGTCGATCCTGGTCAACCGCGCCGGCAAGTCAGTCTTTGATGATTTCTACGAGGGCACCACGCGTTGGGGTTCTTTGCCGTTTCGCATGCCAGACCCGACAACAGACGGATGGACGATGACTGATGCCAACGGCCAGCCGGTTCTTGATGGCAGCGGTAAACCCGTTCTGATGGCCGCCACATGGCTTTGCATGTTCGGTGACAGCCAGCCGGTTGAAACCGTCGAAGGCACTCAGTTCCGCAAATCCTTTTCAATCACGGTGATGCCATGAGACGCGTTTCGCTGAATGCTCGCCTGGCACAGGATGCCGAGGCAACAGATGAAGTCTATGTTGCGCTGTTTTACATCACGCATCCCGACTTGCCCGAGCCAATCCGTCTGTCGACCGACAACACGGTTCGCCTGTCAGAAGAACCGTTGATCTACGGCACGCGATCGACATGGAGGGGCAGCAACCCTGCAACGCAGCCTTTCTACTTTGTGCTTGCGTCAACACTTCTGCCGTCCGACCTCGAAGATACCCCGCCAGCCGGCACGATCATTATCGAGAACATCGATGATGAGATCGCCCGTGTCCTGCGTTCATTCAACGACCTCGCCACAATCGCAATGGCTGTCGTGCTGGCCGATAGCCCTAACCTCATTGAGGCGCAGTGGTCCGACCTCAATATCATCTCGGCCGACATTGATGCCGGCGAGGTCATGGTGTCGTTCAGCCGTGAAGACATCACCGAAGAATACTTCCCATCCGGTCGCATGACACGCGACCGTTTCCCAGGATTGCACAGATGAAGCATTGGTCAGTTCCCTATGTCGGTTTGCCATACAAGGATCATGGCCGCGATCGCTCCGGTGTGGATTGCTGGGGCCTTGTGGTCATGGTCTATCGCGAATGCGTTGGCATCGAATTGCCAAGCCTTGCCGAAGACTATGTCTCTCCGGACGAACGTGCCGAGATTGCCGAGCTGGTCGAGCATAAGCAGCAAGTCGGGCCTTGGTACGAAGTGGCCGAGCCCCAAGAATGGGATGTGGCATTCTTCCGTCGCGGTAAATATGCCAGCCATGTCGGCATTGTTCTTCGCCCAGGCCTGATGCTACACGTTCCCTTCGATCAGGCCTGCATTGAAAACTACACATCAGGCCAATGGGCACCGCGCTTAACCGGCTTTTACAGACACCTTAAACTCGGTTCAGAGGTGGCTTGATGACCCTTCAAAACAAGGTTCCCGTCCTTCTCGCGCCGATGGTTGCACAACAAAGCAACCGCATTCGGATGGAATTGCCTGACGGCCTGACGCTTGCCCAGATCGTTGCACTAGCGATGCCTGACGCTGGTGATCACACGCTTAGCCTGGTGCGGGTCACGCTCGTATCGCCACAAGGCCAGATGGCCACGATACGCAAGAGCATCTGGCATCGGGTTCGCCCGCATGCTGGCACGCAGGTGATTATTCGCATTGTGCCGGGCAAGAGCGTGGTGCGGTCCGTTCTATCTATTGTCATATCGATTGCCGCCGTGGCACTCGGCGCACTCTGGGGGCCGATCCTTGGCGGTGCGCTCGGTATTTCGACCGGCATGGCGTCTGCGATCATTGGTCTTGGTGTGACCGTTCTGGGCAATATGCTGCTTAATGCGCTCATTCCCCCACCATCCTCCAAAGCCAACAGCAACAATAAGGGCGATGCGACCTACTCAATCACAGGCTGGCGCAATGAGGCACGGCCGAATGGTGTCATTCCCTTTGTCCTGGGCAAACATAGATATGCGCCTCCTTATGCTGCATCGCCTTACAGCGAGATCGTCGGCGACAAGCATTACATTCGTGCGCTGTTCATCTGTGGCTACGGTCCAAACTACCTTGAAGACCTTCGCATTGGTGAGACGTCGATTGCCGAATACACCAACATTTCGGTTGAACAGCGGAGCGGATGGAGCAACGACGGCCCGGTTACGATCTATCCAAAGCAGGTGTTTGAAGAACCCATCAACGTCGAGCTGACGCGGCCGCTGCCTCGAAACTCGCAGGGCGATGTCACCAGCGGCGCGGCGAGAGATACACCTGTCAAGCGCGCCACGGGCCTTGATGCCGCCCAGGCGTCGGCAATCTTTTCGTTTCCCGGTGGTCTCATCAAATACAATGATGAAGGCAAGGCGCAGTCCGTCACCGTGCAAATCCGCATCCGTCAACGCCTTGCCGGCACAGAGGCGTGGCAGACAGTCGGCACGTACCCGTTCACCAACAAGAAAGCCGAAGGTTTCTTCCGTCAGGTCACGTGGACGTTGCCAAGTCGCGGCCGTTGGGAAATCGAATTTGACCGCATGACCGATGAGCATGTTTCATCGCAGGTCCAAAGCCGATCGGTACTTGCCGCCCTGCAGACGATCCGGCCGGAATATCCAATCAATATGAGCCAGAAATTGTCACTGGTGGCGGTCCGCGTCCAGGCGACCTATCAGCTTCAGGGCACACTCGACAGTTTCAACTTGATGGTGCGGTGTTTCTGTTGGGATTACGACGTTGCCACAAGCAGCTGGATACAGCGCCACACAGAGAACCCGGCAAGTCTTCTGCGCTATGTGCTGCAGTCAGGTGCATATGCGCGCCCTGTGGCAAACACAGGTATCGATTTTGCCAACTTCGTGGAGTTTCACAACTTCTGCCGCATCAAAGGCCTGAAGTACGATCGCGTTATCGACACGGAAATGACGCTGGACGAAGTCACGAAAGAGATCGCGGCAGCAGGTCGGGCACGTCCCCGCCATGATGGCACTCGCTGGGGTGTTGTCATGGACAAACCACAGGAACTGGTCGTTCATCACCTAAGCCCGCGCAACTCGCATTCGTTCAAGGCCAACCGCGTCTATTCCAGAAAGCCCCACGCATTCAGAGTGCCGTTTGTTGATGCGACCAACGACTACCAGCCATCGGAACGCATTGTGCGTTGGCCCGGCTACACCGGCGAAATCACGCTTACCGAGCAGCTTGAAATGCCCGGCAAGACTGATCCCAACGAAATCTGGATTGAAGCGCGCCGTCGCATGTACGAGGCTATCCATCGTCCAGACACGTATACGCTCGTCCAAGACGGACCAATCAGCCCCGCCACGCGCGGCGATCTTGTCATGGGATCGTTTGATGTTTTGAGCTCGACCCAACGCGCAGCGCGTGTGAAGGCCGTCGAAGGCACCATCATCCAGCTCGATGACATTGTCGAAATGTCTGCAGGTGAAAGTTATGGCCTGCGCTGGCGTATGTTTACGGCCGCTGACGATACAATCGGCATCAGCGTTCTACATCGTGTTGTGACGATCGCTGGACGGACAGATGTTTTGATGCTGGCCGATACCGAAGACCGGCCGACAGAGGGCGATATCGTCCATTTTGGTTTGATGGCATCGGAAAGCATGCCCCTGATTGTCAGCGGTGTTGAGGCTGGCGAAGACTTTTCAAGCCATTTCAGGCTGATCGATGCAGCGCCCATTATTGACCAGCTGACCGACGCTGAAGTTGCGCCGGCATGGAACGGCCGTGTCGGTGGTGAGATTGATCCGCCAACCACCAAGCCATCTGTGCCGGAATGGGTTTCAATCGAGACTGGCTTTTCCGGTACCGGCAGTGCGAACGGTTTTATCGTCACCCTCGCCCCAGGCACTGCAAGCACCACCGTCACGCAGTTGCTGCGCATCGAGCACAGACTGTTTGGCGCGACGAGTTGGACGACTGTCACGATTGCTGCTGGCGCTGGTGGCGCTCCAATCACCGGCTATGTCCGCGATGATACCGTGCAGCTGCGTGCCTTTGCTATTGCGGCCGGTGGCATCGAGAGCGACCCAACGGCGATTGTCACAACGATCGTTGGTTCTGGTGACGGACCTATTCCAGAGCAACTGGATATTGGCGCTATCACCATCACGGCGCTTTTGGGTGGTGTGCGACTGACTTTTGAAACGACCGACGACAGCGCCACGACTGCCATCCAGTTCCACCGTTCAACAACACCTAATTTCATGGATGCTGTTCCCGCAGGTGCATCAATCCCGGTAGAGCCGTCACGTTCCTACAGCCACATTGATGGTGATGGCACGCGCACCAACCTGATTTCTAACGGAGATTTTGCATACTCAGCGCCGTGGCTGTACGGCACTGGCTGGGCTTGGAGCAGCGGTGTTGCGAGACACACAGCCGGTGCAACCGGCAGTCTGGTCCAGAACATCACCCTGGCAGCGGAAAAAGCATACCGCATTGCCTACACCGTGACCGGCCGAACAGCTGGTTCCGTCACCCCGCGTCTCAACGGCGGTACCGACGTTGTGGGTGTTGCGTGCACCGCCAACGGCGATTTTTCTGATCGGTTGGTCGCCGTGACGGGCAATACCAATGTCCGTTTTATCGCCTCGGCCGACTTCGACGGTGCGATCGACAATGTTGTTGTCTTCCTTGAGACGACAACCAGCCTTGATGCTGGCACGCACTTTTACTGGCTTTCCCCACTCAACAGCGATGGAGTTCCCGGCAACGCCGTCGGTTCCTTCAGCGCCACCATTCGATGAGGTCCCCATGTCCACCACAGCACTACAGCCTCAATCGTCTCTGGCAGACAGCGTCCTCGGCAATCGCAACGGTAACACCGTCCAGGTCGCTATTGATGCGCTCGCGCTTCAACTTGCTGGCAGCGGGTTCATTCCGGCCGAAATGATCTACACGGCCACGTGGCCAGCTCTGTTGGCGATTGCAGGCACAAAGACCGGGCAAGGTGCCGAGGTCGTTGAAAGCGATGCCGGTACGCACGCAGCCGCGACAGCTACTGGCTACAGCGGTGAAGTCGTACCCAATGCTGGCCGTTACACCTGGTCGCAGGGTTGGGGTCGGTGGGTTCGCATTGGTTCTTCAGGCATCGCCTCGGTGATCGCAGCCATGGCCCAGAAAGTAGGCTCGGGCGAATATGAGACAACAGAGACCGGCACCGCGTGGATGTTTACCGATGAAGTCGGCCGCATCCTCTTTTCCTCGAAAGACCTTGAGAAGCCCGGCATTCAGGCCGAGATTTACGAAACAACCGATAGTGTCGATGGCGTCTATTTCGTGGACGAGACCGGTCGCGTGATTTCCTTCGTGAACAACAGTGGTAGCAGCGCAGAGACCGGTCCACCAAAGGAACTGGTGACAGCACGTGGCAACCTGCCAACACTTGTCGAACGCCTCAACATGTCCACCGATGCCGATGGCTATCCACTCGATTGGCATTGGGGCTCCTGGTATCTTCGCGAGACCCGCATGCGGCTGCGTGCCCTGAAGCGCGGTGATGCCATGAAGTTCGGCATCGCCATCCTCGGTGATAGCTGGAGCCATAGCCCGCTGCGATATTCCGGTCCTTTGGCGGAAACACTCATTGCTGAACATGGCGGTTTTAGTTCCGGCTGGATTGGCTTTGGTTATCCAGACACCAGGACACAGCTGCGCAATGGTTCTGTGCTCTCGACAACCTATACTCTTGCAGTGCCTTCCGGTTGGACGCCAACATATGCCGATGCCGACACCCCCGACATTGCGCTTCTATCGACAGCCAGCGCTGGCGCCACTGTCCAGGTCAGTGGCCCTGACAATGGCGACACATCGTTCACGCTATACTATCTCGGCACTGCAGACGGTGTGATGCGGTACCGCTGGAATGGTGGCACCTGGACAAATATGCCTTTGCCGAACACGACACCGGCCGGCAACGTCGGTACCATCGCATTGACCGGAAAGCCTGCAGGCGCATGGACGCTTAATATAGAGAGTGTGAGCGGTACAGTTTCGCTTTGCGGTATGGTTTGCAGTCGCGCCGGCAACGGTGTTGTCGTCCATAAACTGGCGGCAACTGGATCGCGCCTGGCGCAATGGACTGCCCGCGACGCCACCAAGTGGAAAGCAGCTTTTGCCGCCCTGGGCGAGGTCAATCTCACCATCATGATGTTTGGTACCAACGACCAGCGCAGCACCTTCATTGGTGACTTCACAACGCAGATCAACGAACAGATCGACCGACTGCGTGCAGTTAATCCGGCCATGGACATTCTTCTGATGGCACCTTGCGAAAACGGCCGGACCGACAATCCGCGTCCAATGTCGCAATATACAAAGGTCATCCGAGCGACCGCCAAAACCAAGCGGTGCGCTTACATCGACTTCCAACCGCTCTTTGGCGAGAACGTCGCGGACTACATGCCGACAGGCATCCGTCCTTGGTTCAACGTCGATCTTCTACACCCAGAACCGCCTACCGGAGGCCGTGCGCTGACTGACGCCGTCCTGCGCATGCTCACCCAAATGTAAGGAGTTCAAGATGGTACTCAGCATCACAGTTCCCGGCGTGTCAGCCGATGTTTCCAAGCCAATGCGCAAGCGTGATGCTTTGGTGCGTGGTGACAATGACGGTGTCCGTTTCCTATTCGATATCGCTTTCCGCTGGTGCTATGAGGCGGGCACGGCTGTTGCCAGTGGCAAGCCAGTCAAGGACATGGCCGAACGTAACAATTCGCAGCTGGTCTTACGCGACGGCAATCAGTCTGTTGCACTGGTTGGCAATGGCCTTGATTTTTCCGAGTCCACTTTGCCTGGAAACTTCATCCAGATACCTGCGGCGGTCTGGGCAGATTTGGCTGCAGATCAGGAATTCTTGATCTGCATGTATCTCACCCCACCAATCGCCTCTGACTTTCCGTCGTCGCTCAAAAGCATCATGCAAGGTTCCCAAGGCCTCAACAGCTACGTGAACGAACCCGACATTTGCCTGATTGCCTTGACCGGCACGACGTTTTCGATACGTCGGCAGACCGCAATCAACGCGGTTTCGACATTGACGCTCGGCCTCGCCGGGGCAGCTGCTTACGGCGTCTTTTCACAGTTGGCCGTCTGGCGCACCGCCACCGAGTATGGTGCACGCCTGAAAACTGCAACGGGTCAGGTCGTTACCACCGCAGCAGCCGGTGCCAAGAACACAGCAAACATCGCGGCCGCTTCAGGCGCCATGGGCGTGGCTCGTGGCTTCTGGACCAACTCCGCACTCACCACGGATGAAAGAAAGTCCGTGAAGTTCAAACTACATCGCGGGTTCGTAGAGAACCTTCATCGCAGCGGCCGAGATCCGGTTGACCTGCTCGATGCAGACTGGGCCAGAACAATCGCACGCAACGTCTTTTAAAGGAACCACCCATGACCGTACGTATCAACCAAACCACCGATAGAGGCGAAAGCGCAACCTGGAGCCCAAGTGCCGACGAGATAATCCAGATCGACGGCACCGGCGAAAGGAAGGCGATTGTTGAGGTGCACGCCCGGCTAAATGAAGACGCGCCATTTGCATATGTCACATCAGCCAGCGTCGCCCGTGATGCATTCATATCTGTGCTGAAGATGCCTTTTGTGAAACTCGTCTGGCACAGCAACAAAGCTGGCGACCAGTTGAAAGCATGGAGCCTTTAATCATGAATGCACTCATTCATCCATTGCTTGCCAAGGTGTTCGGTTCGCCACTGGCGCTGACTGTTGAAAATGGCGACCCTACACCGTTGCCACCGCCTGCACTTGTGTTCGGCGCGTCGCGGCTCCGCACCTACGCTTCAGGTTCATCGACAGTGAACTACGCGCCACCTGCCGCGCAGCTCAATGAGATCGCGGACATATGGCACGCGTTTATTCCAGCCGGGTCTTACATCGTCTACTCGAATTGCCCCCTGACAAGTGACGGCATCCCTGTTGGTGCTGGGCGTGAACTAATGCCGGGCAATTCCAACACTTTGGATTACTGTGTTCTGTTTACAGGTCCTTCGGGTACGGGGACCAGAATTCCGGTACCGTTTAATGGAAATCAAAGTGCAGTCATGCCTGACGGTGGTTTTGCTATTGCTGGGCCGACTCCAGAAGACTTCCCAGGTGGTTACATTCGCACGTCAATTACAACGCCTAGCGGTGGCAAGCGCCCCGGAGGTTGGAACGCCAACACCTCGCTCGGCGAGGTGAGAGGTATTCGAGGATCCGCTGGTTTGCCAGCGGGATACAATGGCGGCTCGGTTGCAAGCGGCACACCGACCACAAGCCGTGGTTTCCAACCCATCGCTGTTCTTGTGCCGGGAACTTCGCTGGCCGCCTCACTCGCTCTTTTTGGTGACAGTATTACGCAGCAGGATGACGCAATTCAGCTTGCATCTTTACGCGGCATGCTCGGTGGCATCGTCAGGGGACTGGACGATGACGGCGGCGTCGGCAGAATGGGGGTTGGAAACTTTGGCCATCATGGAGCATCCATGATTGACTTCATGGACGTGGCTCTCGGCAACCTGAAGTTTGGCCAGAGATACGCCTTGCTCAAGTACATTAAGGACAATCTCAATGGCGGCCGGTGGCCAATGACCGCTATTTGGTCGCAAGGGCTTCGCAATGATTTCTCCGGCATCTCGTCACCTACGACCGCAGAGGAAGCCTTGCCTTTGCTAAAGGAGCGAGCACAGAGCTGGTGGGACTTCCTTAATCTGACATTTCCCGGCGTGCCTATCATTCAGTCGACGGTCACCGCTCGCGTTTCTGCTGACACGACGACAGGTTACACAACGGTCGAGGCGCAAGAACCACGACAGTATACAGCAGGACCAGCGCTTGAGTGGTTCAACGATTGGCTGATGACGAAACCAGCCCCTATTTACGAGACTGTCGATTTCCGCCCAATGCAGCAAGAAATGAAACAAACGAGTTACGGCATTTCGCCCGTATGGAAGCGCACAGAATTTACCGTTGCTGGTGGAGGCACGCTGGTCTCGGCGTTGACCGCTGGCGTTGCCATTACAACGTTGACAGTTGCGGCCCCTGTCGCCCCTCGAAAAGGTACCTACGGTGTTTTAGAACCCGGCACAGAGAATTTCGAGCTTCGTGGAACGATCAGTAATGTGGCTGAAAACGGAGATGGAACATACGTAATCACCTTCCTTACCTCCACCACTCCGACTAAAAACCACGCGGCTGGCGCTGTTTTTAAAACAGCGCATACGCCCGACGGCACGCATCTGGGTCACGATATGCACACAAAAACGACCGGCCCGGTAATTGCAGCCAAGGCAAGGATCACGGCACTCGTCGCCCAAGAGCTGTGAGAACTGAGCTTCTAAATGGCCAAGTGAACTGCTTGGCCTACGAAGGCCGCTCGTCATTGACGCTATAGGCAACATGAGATTTTCTATCCCGCAATGGTCTCGCACCTGAAACGCAGTTGGGGAGGGGTAAAATGTCAAGACGAAGCAAAATAATTGCTAGTGAGATAAAAGCGTATTGGTCCTACATTAGACCTGAGGAAGAGCCGGATGATGTGATCGGCTTTTTTTCCTTCGCCCTAATTAGGGAAGCACTACGGAAACGCTTTGTATCGCGCCTAAAAGATGTGCCCGTCAGAGATGGCATCGTTTTCGCGGCACGCCTTTATAACCTCGTTGACATCGATGGGTTCCAACGTTTCAGCACTCACCTCAGCACACTTACATTTAGCCAAGCGTTCGACAAATTGGCCGGAATCGAGTGCTTCCGGTCTCGCGGCATCACTGTGTCGCTGGATTCGCCCAAAGATTGCGACTTCACCATTTTAGTGGACGACATTCTATACAATGTGAAAATCGTAACCTTTGGGTCGATCCCGAACCCCCGTGTTTTTAGAAACAGGATCGAAAAAAAGAAGAGAAATCTACCGCTAGACGGCTCGAAAAATGTTCTCTGTCTAGTGCTAAGGGACCTCAATGAGGACAATTACCATTTTCTGGCTGAGCATGACGCGAGGGTCTCACACCTGCTATCGAAAACTCGGCGCGTTGACATAGTACTAAGCATCGTAGAGTTCATAGATGAGGTCAGGGAAGGCTCGAAAGGCCAAATTTTCGACAGACAATTGATCAAGGTTCATGGTCAAGATGGAGCGTCAGAAAAGTCCGCAAACCTTATTGAGACCTTGATTTCCGGCGAACGCATTACAGGCTGCGAAGTGCCTGTACCGCATGCCTTTGAGACCTTCGTACCTTGGATTTACGAAATCATCAGTGATCGAGCTGGCAAGCAAAAATGGTGGAACGAGCTATTTCCCGAATACGAAAAAGCTCGTCACCTAAACACCGACTTATCGACAGAAGATGCTCACGTTTTTCGTTTCAAAATCAATCTCAAGTGGCTTTCCGAGTTTGCTGGGCATCCACTTGATATTGCGTTTGCGTACAAAAAAGCTCCCATCGGCCGCCTGATAAATGCTTCGAGCACAACGATGCCGAGAGACACAGTTACCGTTTTTGATTCAATCGAGCCGGTCTTGCGGAACTTGGTTAAGTACGCTCTCGCCAGTAGCCAATCATTTTTGGGTCTCGAATTTGACTTCCCAGCAATCGAACCGCCTCTATTCGATTCTGCAGCGCCTACAGACGTGGCTAGTCGCTTTCGTGACCTGCCGGACCTAGAGCTCGATGCGGTGCGAGATAGATATGCCCACGCACTGCAGGTAGCCGCGTGGGATATTATAACTATGCACGAGGTAGGTCACATCTATTCCGGCCACAACGACCTAAAAAATGCTCGTGAGAAGTCCGGAAGGCCTCTTAACGTCGAAGAATTGCGTGCTCTCGAGCTCGATGCGGATGAGTTTTCGATTGTGACGCTCACCGCGATTTGGAGCAAAAACGGAATGAAATTCCTTGGACCAACGGAGGAACAAGTTAAAATCCCGCAAGTTGAGGAAACTTTCGGCGAGAACGCAACAGCGTGCTTCATTGCCCTGACCGCGTACTACTTTGTTACGCGAATGGATTTGGAAGATGAATGGACTCCCGATCCAGCAGATGTGCATCCCGCTCCCAGTATCAGGCGGCTTCACACGTTGCTGACAAGTGCGATGATCATAGATCAGACCTTCCCAGCACTAAAGGTGGGAAATATCAGCGATAAGCTTGAGATCTCGGGAACTCCTGTCGCGGAGGCAGAGGAACTGTATCGAACCGTGAACCAACTGCCTAAAGGGGATGGAAAAATCCAAATAGGCTCGGAGATCGATTCTATCGTTATGCTAAGAGAGACGCGCGACCGCCTCGTTGAAGAGTTAGAAAAGTTTCAGCGCGGTCGACGCTTCGTTAGAGTCACTCAAGGAAACGCGGGAAAGTTAGATGAAGATGAAAATCAGTGACTGTAGCCAAGTGCTGTGCAGTTACGTGCCCAAACCGTGGCAATCGAGTCGTTCATATCAGGCGCAGACGACACGATCATCTTGCAAAACACTTTAACCTTGGCCTCGTCGCCAGACTCGGCTTCTGCAACACGAAATAGCTCTTCACGTGCTCGTTCTCTGCCAGCCGCACGTTCTTTGGCGTCGCTATACGCTGCCCATTGTGTGAAGAGATATAGAGTACCGCATGCGATTACGACTATGCAGGCCGTAGCCACTAAAGACCTCATTTTGCCCCCCTGAAAGTGTCACTCAAAAGCTTGGCTACAGCATTATCGACAGTAAAGCCACGCGCTACTGGTACATAATAAAACAAGCCCTATATGCTCAATTGTCGCTACGCAAAAAGCGATCTTTACTCAAATTTAGGGAGAAAAATTATGGACATTACAGAACCAGACGTCCTGATGTTTAAAGACATTGAGCTCATGCTGCATGATCTTCTGTTTTTTAAGAACAACGAACAGCCCGTCGACCTAGCGCGAGTCGAAGATATCGAAAGCTCCATTGGCTGGCTTCAGGAAGTCATCAAGGAAGGAGAGCGCTTGCTTTAAACGGGCGATATATGGCAGGCCTTAAGCTAAGCGCTTTAAACGGATTTTGACATGACGAATGGAAAAACAAAAATTCCGATTTTTCGTGTCAAAATTCCGAAAGATCGCGGCGAGCTACAGCGGATAAATCGAACCACGATAAAAGGCACTCTGGAAAGAGTTTTTCGATTTTGTCGATGTGTCATGAGAGAATTTGGTAGCGGGAGAGGGACTTGAACCCCCGACACGCGGATTATGATTCCGCTGCTCTAACCACCTGAGCTACCCCGCCACAAGGAACGCCGACTTTGTTTCAAGTCTTTGTTCCGTTAGGATGAGCGGCTTATAAAGTGCCGCTCCCTTTTATGTCAAGCGCAAGATTTGCAATTTTCATAGCTTTC